GTGCGATGAAGATTGCAGAAATCTTCTTACCACCATATCTGGTTGATCCTGGCAATGCGATTCTTTCATTGCCTACTCATAAGAGATATCAGATGAAGGATATCTATAAACTTGAGAATAGAATTAAGAATCTTGAGGATTATACAACCCTTAATCTTCTTGAGACCAAGACTGAGAGTCTGTCTATTAAAGACGAAAATGGTCTCGACAGATTTAAGTCTGGTTTCTTTGTTGATAACTTCAGAAATATCAACTTCCAAACCAAGAAAGGTATTGTCAAGAACTCCATTGATAGAAAAAATCAAGAACTGAGACCAACTCACTTCACAACAGAGATTGACCTTCTGATTGGTTCTAAGTCTCTGATTGGTATTGGTGCATCCGTAGATCCAAATGCAGACGCTAGGTTTGTTACCGATCTTATTGGCGCAAATGTAAGAAGAACTGGTCAACTCATTACTCTTGACTATGAAGATGTTGAATATGTATCAAACCCATTTGCAACAAGATCTGAGAATGTAACTCCATATCTGGTCACCGATTACTTCGGAACTATTGAACTGCAACCCTCTTCAGATCTTTGGACAGATCAAACTAGACTACCTGATCAACATTTTGAAATTGATCTGGTTTCACCTGCAAGAGCGCAGATGGCAGCTCTGGGATATGATACCCAGAATGGTTGGTCCAACGTTGTTTGGGATAGTTGGCAGACCGATTGGGTTGGTGTAGATGTAAACTCAACATCATCCACATCAAGTGTAACTAATAGAACAGTTAGTGAAGCAAACCGAGGACGAGGGGGCTGGAGAAGACCGAGAAATAGAAATTTTGGTGGTAATATTATTGATACAACGGTAGAAACGACTACCACAGAAACCACTACAACAATTTCTCAGGGTCAAAGTAGAACTGGTCGCCAAATCCGTATCGAAGAAGAATCAAACACAGTTTCTGAGGGCGATAGAGTTGTCTCTAGTGAACTCTCTGCGTTCATGAGATCCAGAAACATTGAGTTTACTGCAAGAAAATTCAGACCATTTACTGAAGTACATGCATTCTTCGATGGTGAAGATGTAAGTGCTTTCGTTACACCAAAACTCCTTGAGATCGAAATGACCTCAGGAACTTTCCAAGTTGGTGAAACGGTTATTGGTAGAGTTGGTGGCAATCAAGAGATTAGATTCAGAGTTGCTCAACCAAATCACAGATATGGACCTTTCAACTCTCCATCAGATCTGTTCTTCTTCAATCCATATGATCAAGAGTCAACAGCTCTACTTCCATCGACATATTCTGCAACCTCTGAAATTCTGAATATTGATATTGCAAGTCTCGCAGAGCAACCACAAGGAGACTTCTTCGGAAGACTTCTTGCTGGTGCAACTCTGAGAGGGCAAACTAGTGGAGCACAGGCATCAGTATCACGTATCAGACTTGTTTCTGATAATGTCGGAACAATCATTGGATCATTCTTGATTCCAGATTCAAGTGTTGCTTCAAACCCACAGTTTGAAACTGGAACAAAGACATTCAAACTGACTAGTGATAGAACAAATAATACACCAGAAGGATCTAGAAAGAATGAAGGTCAAGAAAACTACTATGCAATGGGTCTTCTGAATGAAGTTCAGGAAACATTCAGAACAACTAGAACTCCAAGAATTGATAGTAGAACTAGATCAGAAACCAGAACTCTTTCTGCTAGTGATACTTCTACAACATCCGCTGTTACTGGAGTAACAGTTGTCGATAGAACTCCACCCCCACCACCAGGAGACGATGGCGGCGGCGGCGGAGGCGGCGGTGGTGGTGGTGGTGACCCACTTGCCCAAACCTTTAAGGTTGTAGAAGCTGGTGGATGCTACATTACTAAGGTTGACGTATTCTTTAGATTGAAGGATACAAACGATGTTCCAGTCGTTTGCCAGTTGAGATCTGTTGAGTTGGGAACACCAACTACAGATGTTTATCCATTTGGTGAAGTTGTTCTTGATCCAGCAGGCATTCAACTGTCCGAAGATGGTACTGTAGCAACTACAATCACATTCCCATCCCCAGTTTATCTAAAAGGTAGTGGTACAGAACACGCTCTTGTTCTTCTGTCAGATTCAACTTCATATGAAGTATGGATTTCAAGATTGGGAGAAGCTGATATTACTACATCAGGTTTAGCAGAATCTCAGCAGGTTATCGTAACTGAGCAACCTCTTCTGGGTTCAATGTTTAAATCTCAGAATGGATCTGCATGGACACCAACTCAATATGAAGACGTGAAGTTCACTTTGTATAGAGCAGAATTCAGTTCAATCAACGGAAATGTAAGTTTCTACAACCCAGAGTTAAGTAAGGGTAATAAGCAAATTGCTCATCTGATGAAGAACTCTGTTGAAATGAATGCAAGAAGACTGAAAGTTGGACTTGCAGCCACTGTGACCGATACCAATTTTGTTGTTGGTACACAAGTATTCCAAGGAACTGGAGTAGGTCATTATGTCTCTGCTGCTGGTATTGCAACTGGTAATCTGTCAATCACTAATGCTGGATTGGGTTATTCAAATGGAAACTTCCCAAATACAGCATTGACAAATGTCACAGGATCTGGTTCTGATGCAGTAGCACACGTCACAGTTCTCAATAACGTTGCAACTGCGGCAACTATTACCACTGGTGGTTCTGGATATCGCGTAGGTGATGTATTGACAGTTACAAGTCTTGGTGGTAGCCCACTGGGTCAGAACATGAGACTTTCTATCGCAGAACTGGGTGGTCTTAATGAACTTGTTATCGATAAGACTCAAGGAACATTTGGTGTAGGATCATCAATTTCTTACCTTAGACCAGATGGACTTCAGGTCGGTCTTAATGATGCTAGTGTAAATGCGACTAGCGTGACCCCAGATAACGAAGCATTTGATGGTCTTCATATTAAGATCAATCATAAGAACCATGGCATGTATGCTCTGAACAATAACGTCACTATTTCTGACGTTAAGTCTGATATCATTCCTACAAAGATTTCTTCTGCATATGGAAGAGATTCAGTCACCGATCTGTTTGTCGATGATGTTACTCAGTTCACCACTTATGAGAATGTTGGTGTTGCAGCAACCAACCCCGGATATGTCAGAATTGAAGATGAAATTATTGCATATACTGGAGTAACTGGAAACAGTCTCACTGGTATCACTAGATCTATTGATGAGACTAAAGCATTCTCGTATGACCAAGGAACTGAAGTTTCTAAGTATGAAGTGAATGGAATCTCACTTAGAAGAATTAACAAGCAACACACTCTACAAGATGTATCTTTCGCATCAACTAAACAGTTTGATCTTGATTACTATTATCTGAAGATTGATCCTTCGGGAGATGGTGTATCTCTTCCAGAGGGACTTATTGACAGAAGCACTTCAGGAGTTTTTGCTCCTCTCTACATTACCGAGACTAAGGCAACAGGTGGTAGTGATGCTTATGCAACACAAAATATTCCATTCGAATTGGTAAGACCAAACATTCAAACGTTTGCACCAATTCAAACATCTGTTTCTGCAGCATTGAGAACTGTCAGCGGATCTAGCGTTGATGGTAACGAAGAAGCATACTTAGATATGGGATTTGAACCAATCAATCTCAATGACAACAATTACATGTCATCACCAAGAGTTGTTGCCGCAAGATCTAATGAGACTGCTGCTCTTAGCACGTTGCCAGGTAGTAAGTCATTTGAAGTCAATGTTCTTATGAAGACTGCTAACTCTTATCTGTCTCCTGCCATTGACCTCGACAGAGTTGGTATGGTTCTCTCTTCCAATAGAGTCAACAGTCCAATCTCCGATTTCTCTGCGGATAACAGAGTATCTTCTATCCTTGACGATCCACATACTTTTGTTTACGCAACTAACCCAATTGAACTTGAACTCCCAGCCACAACGCTTAGAGTCATGGTCAGTGCATACGTAAACACACAAAGTGATCTTAAGATGCTTTATGCAATCAGCAATGATATTGGTGAAGAGATGCTTTACTATCCATTCCCAGGATATGATAATAAGGATGCTGCAGGAAATGTAATTGATGCGTCTAAGAACAGTGGACTCTCAGATACCAAGATTGCCAAGTCTGACAACTTTGGAAACCTGAGCAGAGAACTGAACTTCAGATCTCTCACATTCACGGTGGATAACCTGCCAGACTTCAGATACTTTAGTATCAAACTGGTCGGTAGCGGTACTGATCAAGCGCATCCACCAAGAGTTCAAGATTTCCGAGTCATTGCTCTTGCATAAGGTATAACATATGTCAAAAAAAGTTGAAGTTGAAGGTTATAGTGGGCTGGTCCGAGATCAGTCCACCAATGCTATAATCAATAATAATGTTTCGGAATATCAAAACTATCTTCGGATGAAATCTAAGAGAGACGAAGAAAATCTTAGAGTTCTTGACATGGAGGAAGATTTGACTAAACTGAAATCGGATATTGAAGAACTCAAACAACTACTAAGGAGTCTAATCAATGATGGATCCAGACAAGATTGAACTCGCATCGATGGGTAAGTCTTTCTCATATGAGAAGATTTCTCGCGATATAGATACTATAGGTGATATTGACCTGGTACGGAATATTGCCAAGTCATATGCAAAATTATATCTAAAGCAGCAAGAAGTTCTGAAGGTTATCGATGGCACAGCCTAGCACTAGACAGGGGTTAATTGATTACTGCAAAAGGAGACTAGGCGCTCCTGTTCTGGAGGTCAATGTTGCCGACGAGCAGATTGATGATCTTGTGGATGATGCTTTACAGTATTTCTACGAGAGACACTTCGATGGCGTTTATCAAACGTATCTGAAGTATCAACTCACAGCAGATGATATTGCCCGTGGAAAGGCAGGTTCGGGTGGAGTTGGAATCACAACAACTACAGTTTCCCATAGCGTAGGAAATAGCACTTCATTTAAATTTGAAGAGAACGGAAACTACTTACCAGTTCCACCCTCAGTTATAGGCGTAAATAAAATTTTTAAATTTGACGGAGCAAATACTGTCACTAACAATATGTTTAGTGTCAAGTATCAGATGTTCCTGAATGACATTTACTACTGGGGTTCAACAGAAATGTTGACCTATGCAATGACCAAGACTTATCTAGAAGATCTTGATTTCTTGCTCAATACTGATAAGCAAATTAGATTCAATCAAAGACAAGACAGACTTTACCTCGACATCGACTGGGGTTCAGTTACTGAAGGACATTTTATTGTCATTGATTGCTATAGAACAGTCGATGCAAATGATTATTCCAGAGTCTGGAACGACTCTTTTATCAAACCATATCTGACAGCATTGATTAAGCGTCAGTGGGGACTCAACATGATGAAGTTTACTGGAGTTAAACTTCCTGGTGGCGTTGAACTCAACGGCAGACAAATGTATGACGATGCGGAGAAAGACCTCGAAGTAATTCGAGAGCAGATGTCAAATACATATGAACTTCCACCAATGGATATGATCGGTTGATGCTATGACACTTAATCCATTCTTTTTACAGGGCTCACCAACAGAGCAAGGTCTTGTACAAGATCTAATTAACGAACAACTCCGCATGTATGGAGTTGAGTGTCATTATATTCCTAGAGAATTTGTCACTCAGGGAACAGTCATCAAAGAGGTTATCGAATCTAAGTTTGATTCTGCATATCCTCTTGAAGCATATGTTGACAATTTTGATGGTTATGAGGGTCAAGGAACTCTTCTGAGTAAGTTTGGTATTACTCCAACTACAGAGTTAAACCTTACAATCTCAAGAGAGAGATTTGAACTTTATATTGGAGATCTCGCAAACTTAGATCCAAATAGACCAAGAGAAGGTGACTTGGTTTATTTCCCTTTGGGCGATCGTATCTTTGAAGTTAAGTTTGTAGAGGATGCAGATCCTTTCTATCAACTCAAAAAGAATTATGTTTACAAACTGAAGTGTGAACTCTTCAGACCTCAGTCCGAAGAACTCAATACTGGTATTGCTGAGATTGATGATACTATTGATAATGAGGGATACACACAATCTCTCGTTATGGTTGGTCTCGGAACAACTGCATCTGCCACATCAATTACTGCAGATGGTGGTGTTAGAAAGGTAACTATCCTCAATAGAGGAAACAATTTTGTCACAAGACCAAGAGTTGCTATTTCTTCTGCACCTACACCAGCAAACACTGCCGTAGGTATTGCAACATTGATTGGTGGACTTGTAAATTGCAATGGAGTTTCTCAAGGAAACTATAAAGTTCAAGGTGTAGAGTTTTCTAATACTGGTGCTGGATATACTGTAGCACCGAACATTGTATTTGTTGGTGGGGAAGGAGTTGGTGTAGCAGCAACCACAACAATCGCTGATGGTGTAATCAGATCGATTACAGTTAGTGATGGTGGAGCTGGATATGCAACTCCACCAGTCGTTACAATCGCTGCTCCTGGCGGTGGAGGTGCTCAAGCAGTAGCATCTGCATATATCAATAGTGCCGGTGTTGTTACTTCTATTCTCCTTAGAGATGGTGGATCTGGATATACCGGAACACCAACCATTACAATTGGAGATCCGAACCAGGGCAACAGTAATGTTGGAACCGGAACTTACTTTAAGAATGAAACTGTCACAGGAAATATTAGTGGTACAACTGCATTAGTTAAGACTTGGGACGGAACAACTCTTGACGTATACAGAATTGATGGAACTTTTGTCGCTGGTGACGTAATTGTAGGTGCAGCATCTAGTGCTGAGTATAGAATTAAGTCTTATAATATTGATGATATTGTTGATCCATATGCAGACAACGATACTATCGAGACAGAAGCTGATGCAATTCTGGATTTCTCAGAGACAAACCCATTTGGTACGCCATAAATAACTAAATCGTGTAGGATTCAAAATGTTTGAATATTATTATCACGAGATTTTGAGGAACACGATTGTTTCATTTGGAACTCTCTTCAACAATCTCCAAATTAAACATAAAGATGAATCGGGAGATGACTATAACGTCATCAAGGTTCCTCTTGCATATGGTCCTACACAAAAGTTTTTGGCGAGACTGGAGCAATCACCAGATCTGAGCAAACCAGTTCAGATGTCATTGCCCAGGATGTCGTTTGAGTTTACATCTCTTACTTATGACACGAGTCGTAAAGTAAGCACAACTCAGACATTTACAACTTCTCTGGCGTCTGATAAGAAGGCGATTAGAAAAGTCTTCATGCCAGTTCCATATAATATGGCATTTGAGTTGGCGATCTATACAAAGATCAACGACGACATGCTTCAAATTGTTGAACAAATTTTACCATATTTCCAACCACACTATAATCTTTCAGTAAATCTCGTTAGTGTGATTGGAGAGAAAAGAGATATCCCTGTCATCTTCGAAGGTATCACGATGACAGACAACTACGAGGGCAATTTTGATACTCGTAGAGCACTCATCTATACACTTAGATTCACAGCTAAGACTTATCTTTACGGACCTGTTGCAGACGTATCCAAGGACGTTATCAAAAAGGTTACTGTTGGATATACTGCTGGCGGACAAAGCACTACACAAACAAGAGATCTTTCTTACAGTGTAGAACCAAGAGCAACCAAAAACTATACTGGTGATGCTTCAACTACATTAGCAGAAAATCTTACTAAGACAGAGACATCTGTTGAAGTGGCAGATGCAACCGACATTCCTGAAAACACATACATCTATATCGGTCAAGAAGAAATGTATGTCACCAAGAAAACTGGTAATGTTCTGACTGTAAAGCGTGGTCAAGACACTTCAATCGCCGCAGAACATGTTCTTGGTGAAGGTGTATTCAAGATTGACGCTGCAGATAATGCGTTGATTGAAGCGGGTGATGACTTTGGATTTAATGGATTATGACCAAAAAATTTGATAAGTTAAATGATGAATTCAATGTGGATGCAGATATTGTTCCTGCATCTAATACTGATATTGTGAAAAAAATTGATGCCGCAGATAGAGTTTCTGATGATATCAGAAAAGATTATGATTACACAAGAGGAAACTTATATTCAATTATCGAAAAGGGGCAAGAGGCACTAAACGGAATTTTAGAACTTGCTCAGGAGAGTGAGATGCCCAGAGCATATGAAGTTGCTGGGCAGTTGATTAAGAACGTTGCTGATGCAACCGATAAACTTATGCTACTTCAACAAAAACTCAAAGATGTTGAGGAAGAGAAGCAGCAGAAAGGACCATCTACAGTCAATAACGCATTATTTGTTGGTAGCACAGCTGACTTAGCAAAAATGCTAAAGGACATGAATAAAGAAGAGGATAAATAGTTAAAAAAGTTCCATGGCAGTACCTACAGTAAACATTCAAATTGAACAGGGTGCTGATTTTGCTACCACCTACACTATTACTAATAGTGATGGATCCGTTTATAATCTGACCGGAGCATCTGCTGTAGCAAAAGTTAAAAAGTATCCTGGAGCATCGTCATCTAGCAGTATGTCTACCAGTTTGATCGCATCTACTGGAAAAATTCAGGTATCTCTAGCGAATACTATTACATCAGAATTGGACCCAGGTAGATATTATTATGACATTCTAGTCACTGACTCCAGTAATAAAAAAACTAGAGTTATTGAAGGTCAAGCAATAGTCACCCCAGGCAATCTCTGATGGCAGAACTTAGAGTAACAAGAGATAGAACCAGTCAGGTTCAGGCAAGAATTGCACCAGAATCTGATCAAAATAAAAGCACAGACTTTAGTTATAGCGTTTCCGTTGCAAGAACTGTCGTGGCAGAAAATTTCGCAGATTTAGCAGACGTAGACACGTCAAACTTATCCGGAAAGGATAAGTATGTGGTTCAGTATAATATTAGAACTCAAAAATTTGAATTGGTGAACCCAGATAAAGTCTTGAGTGATGCAACCACTATGACAGATGGTCCTGGTCTGCCAAGCGATTTCTTGGATCAATTGGATACAGATCTCGACGATCGTATCGATATGGATGCAGGATCTTTTTGATCTAAATAGTAAAAGCATAATTTTATATGTAATAAGATGCCTGCACCAGTCATTCAGTTTAAAAGAGGCGTACTGACTAACCTGCCTGGTTTGAGGGCTGGCGAACCAGGATTTACTACCGACAGTTACGATCTCTATGTCGGTATCGACTCAACAACTTCTGCTAATAAATTTGTTGGTTCAAATAGATTCTGGACAAGAAATACTGGAACCACTGGTAGTGGTGTCAATCTTGTAGAAGGAACAGATAACGGATCAAATTATATTACTCTCGCATCGCCAGCAAGACTCGCTGGTATTGTCACATACTATTTCCCCGATTCTCAAGGATCTGCAAACCAGGTTCTTTCCAATGATGGATCTGGAAATCTTTCTTGGGTTAATAAGTCTGATCTTGGTGGTATAACGACGTTTACCGCTGTTGTAGATAACGAACTTGGAAACGTTGATAGTGGTGCTGTTCAGATTGATGGTGGTCTTGGTATCGCATCCAACACCACTGTTGGAGGAAATCTACACGTAATTGGTTACTCTGAGTTTGTCGGAGTTGTAACCTTCAAAGGTGGAGCAATCGGACTTGGTGATGCAGACACCGATACCATCACAGTTGGTGGTGAATTTGGGTCAAGTCTGATTCCAACTGATGACGATACACATAACCTTGGATCAGGTGCTAAGAGATGGAAGAACGTAACTCTCTCTGGCATTGTTACGGCAGCATCATTTAATGGTAATGTAACAACCAATAGTCTGACAGTAAGTGGTGCTGGAGTCACCGCTATTCTCGATGAAGATGGTCTGACATCGGATCGTGCTGATGCATTGGCAACTCAGCAGTCAATTAAGGCATATGTTGATGCTCAAGTAACAGCACAAGATCTCGACTTTGCTGGAGATTCTGGAACTGGTGCAGTTGATCTTGACAGTCAGTCTCTTACGATTGCTGGTACAGCAAATGAGATTGAGACTTCAGCATCAGGACAAACTCTGACAGTTGGTCTTCCAAACAACGTTACCATTGGAAACAACCTGACAGTTAGTGGAAACCTGTTCGTTAATGGTTCCACAACTCAAGTCAATACAACTTCATTGACCGTTGAAGACGCTCTGATTGAAGTTGGAATGGTTGATGGTAGCGCACCATCTTCAGACCTCAATATCGACTTAGGTCTTCTGCTTAACTACTATGACGGTAGTGCTAAGAAGGCTGCTGTTTATTGGGATGAAAGCGTAGGAAGAATTGTTCTTGCTAACGAAGTCAGTGAGAACACAGGTGTTCTGACTGCAAGCGAGTACGGTACACTTGAAATCGGATCACTGTTCCTCAACGATTGTGCAGGATCATCTCAAGTCATTTCTTGCACCGGATCAACCCGTTCTCTTGAGAACATAACTATTGATGCAGGTACATTCTGATAATTAATGGCAAGTGAAACTGATCTTAAGTATCTACTGAATACATATCAAAAACGAACCATGGATTTATTCACACAACTCGTGGTCGCTGAAACTAAATTAGAACAAGCGAATACTCAAATACGTGAACTGCTTGAGCGTTTGAAAAAATACGAAGAAGACGCAAAAGCAGACACGTATTAATTACCTAAATATCATTATGATTAAACTCCTATCTCTATAGGAGTCTACGGTATATACCGAAAATGTTAATTTGACCTGATGGCAAATCCAAATATCAAGATCAAAAGGTCGGCTGTCCCTGGCAAGCGACCCACACGGACTCAGCTACCTTTAGGTGAGTTAGGTCTCAACACTTACGACGGACAACTATTTGCTCAAGTTGACACTGGTGGTGTCGGCATTGGGACAACTGTTGCTTCGCTTACTCCCTGGAAAGAAACCTATGGGAGGACAGCGGTCTATTATGACAACTCCGTTGGTGTTGGCACGGATTCTGTCACAGAAAAATTAACCGTTTTCGGTGATGCTTCGATTTCTACTGACCTTAGTGTTGGCGGAAACCTGAATGTATCGGGCGATCTTGTTTACGATGAGGTAACAGGTCGAAATCTAAACATATCTGGTATTGCAACATTTTCAAATGTTGTTCTCACTGGTTCTGTTAGTGCAGCGAGTAGCACCGGAACAAATGGGCAATATCTTGTTTCTACAGGAACTGGTGTCACCTGGTCGTCAGCAGCATCTATTCGTTCTGGATCATCAACTGTTGCCACAGCAGGAACTGATAGATTCGCTATAAACTACACCGCTGGTCTTCTTGACGTATATGTCAATGGTGTAAAACTAGCACCATCAGACTTTACAGCATCTAGTGGATCTCTTGTCATTTTAAATGAAGAGATGTATGGAGGGGAAGTTGTAGACTTCCATGCTTTCTCACCATCATCTACAGGTGCTGCACCAAATATTTTACATACACCACCATCTACCTCTAGTAGTAACGGAATCGCAGGACAGCAAGCATACGATTCTGACTACTTATACGTCTGTATTGCAACGAACAGTTGGAAGAGAGTCGCTCTTAGCACTTTCTAAATAATTGATGTGAGCCTAGTCTTTCGGAGGAAAGACGATGACGGTCATAATGTACACTTTTACAGACTCACATGGCGTTCAATAGAGAACTGTCACAGTTTGCATCGTTCCTGGAGCTCGATGCATCTGCGAATTATATCGGACTTACGTCCACATCTAGCTCCACAAAACTGGGTATTGGTACTGCCTTCCCAGATTCTAAGTTCACAGTAGTCGGTGATGTTCGCATCACAGGTATTACTACAGCATCTGGATTTGTTGGTCCTTTGACCGGCAACGTAACTGGTAACGTAACCGGAGACGTAACAGGTGACCTGACTGGTAATGTTACAGGTGATGTAACAGGTAATGCTGATACCGCTACTGCACTGGCAACATCAAGAACTATCGGACTCTCTGGAGATCTGAGTGGTTCAGCATCATTCGATGGTTCTGCTAACGCAACCATCGCCGCTACAATCCAACCAAATTCGGTTGCACTTGGAAGCGACACCACCGGCAACTATGTTGGCGAAGGTGCTGTTTCTGGTAATGGTCTTTCTGGATCACTTTCAGCAGAAGGTGGTACTTTCACCGTTACTTCAAACGCAACTGCAGCAAACACCGCATCAACCGGCGTCTTCAGAGACGGATCTGGTAACTTTGCCGCTGGCACTATTACCGCAGATCTGACTGGTGACGTAACAGGTAACGCTGACACAGCAACTACTCTGGCATCTGCTAGAACTATTGCTCTGAGTGGAGACGTTACAGGTTCTGCATCGTTTGACGGATCAGCAAACGCTACAATCGCAGCAACAATTGCAGCAAACTCCGTTGCCATGGGCACGGATACCACTGGTAATTACGTTGCAACGGTTGCTGACGCTGGTTCAGGTAGAATCACCGTTTCAGGTTCTGGTTCTGAGACCGCAGCAGTCACTCTGGATCTTGCAGATTCAGGCGTAACCGCAGCATCTTATGGTTCACAGACCGAAATTCCTGTTATTACCGTTGATGCTAAGGGTCGTTTGACCGCTGTTTCAACCGCTTCTGTCGGTACTGCACTGACAGTAACTGGTGATTCGGGTTCTGAAGATATCAATCTTCTGAACGAGTCTCTGTCTATCTCTGGTGGCACAAACGTAACCACAACTGCTGCTTCTAACGGAGTTTCAGTTGCTCTGGATCCTAACGTCAGCCTGACAACTCTGACTGCTTCTGGTGCAGTAACTGGTTCCCAGTTCAACACTGGTGCAGAAGGTTCAGCAATTCGCGTTACTTCTAACACGATTTCTGGTCCCGCAACTCTGACCATTGACCCTGCTGGTGTTGGTGACAACACAGGTACGGTTGTCATTGCTGGTGACCTTCAAGTTGATGGTACACAAACCATCATCAACTCGACAACAGTAACAGTTAACGATAAGAATATTCAGGTTGCTGATGGCGCTGCTAATGATGCAGCTGCTGATGGCGCTGGTATTACCGTTAACTCTGGTGACGGCGATAAGACATTCCAGTTCCAAGCAACTGGTGACAACTTCGGTTCATCCGAAAACATCAACCTGGCAACAGGTAAAGTACTGAAGGTCAACAACACCGAGGTCCTGAGTGCAAACTCACTGACCATCGCTAACGTTGCTGCTTCAGGTATTGTTACTGCAACCGGCGGATTCGTTGGTGACGTAACAGGTAATGCAGACACCGCAACTACTCTGGCAACTGCTAGAACAATCGCACTGAGTGGCGATGTTGCTGGTTCTGTTTCCTTCGATGGTTCTGCTAACGCAACCATTGCTGCGACAATTCAATCAAACTCCGTTGCTCTCGGAAACGATACAACTGGAAACTACGTTGCAACTGTCGCTGATGCTGGTAACTCCAACATCACAGTTTCAGGTTCTGGATCAGAAACTGCAGCCGTAACTCTTGACCTGTCAAACTCAGGCGTATCTGCTGGATCTTACGGTTCAACTTCAGCAATCCCTGTCATCACTGTTAATGCTAAGGGACGTATCACTAGTGCTTCAACCGCTGCTGTTGGTAGTGGTCTGACCGTAACTGGTGACTCAGGTTCTGAAGACATCAACCTGCTTACAGAATCACTGGCAATCACAGGTGGTTCAAACATCACATCGACCGCAGCGTCGAACGGTGTTTCACTCGCACTGGATTCAAACATCACTCTGACTAGCGTAACTGCTAATCTGACTGGTGACGTAACTGGTGACGTAACAGGTAACGCTGATACAGCAACTGCTCTGGCAACCGCTAGAACAATCGGTGGTGTATCCTTCGATGGTTCCGCAAACATCAGTCTTCCTGGTGTAGATACAACTGGTAACCAGGATACTTCTGGTAACGCTGCAACTGCAACTGCACTTGCAACCGCTAGAAACATCGGTGGTGTATCCTTCGATGGTTCATCTGACATCAACCTCCCAGGTGTAAACGCAACTGGTAACCAGGATACTTCTGGTAACGCTGCTACAGCAACTGCTCTGGCAACTCCTAGAACAATCGGTGGTGTATCCTTCGACGGTTCTCAGAACATCGATCTGCCTGGTGTAAACGCAACTGGTAACCAGGATACTTCTGGTAACGCTGCTTCTGCTACCATTCTTCAGAATGCTAGAACAATCGGTGGTGTATCCTTCAACGGTTCTGCAAACATCGATCTGCCTGGTGTTAACACCGCAGGTAACCAGAATACTTCCGGTAATGCTGCAACTGCAACTGCTCTGGAAACCGCTAGAACAATCGGTGGTGTATCCTTCGATGGTTCAGCTAACATCAACCTTCCCGGTGTAAACGCAACTGGTAACCAGGATACTTCTGGTAACGCTGCAACTGCAACTGCACTTGCAACATCTCGCGACTTCAGTGCATCTGGTGATGCAACTGCTGCTGCTGTTGGCTTCGATGGATCAGGCAACGTTGACCTGGCATTGACTCTGGCAAACTCTGGTGTATCTGCTGGATCTTACGGTTCAACTACATCAATCCCTGTTATCACCGTTGATGCTAAGGGTCGTCTGACTGCAGTAAGCACTGCTTCCGTTGGTACTGCTCTTACCGTAACTGGCGATTCTGGTTCTGAGGACATCGATCTTCTGACCGAATCACTGAGCATCTCTGGTGGTACAAACCTCACATCCTCAGCTTCTTCTAACGGCGTAACCCTGAACCTCAACGATTACGTTGATTCAACCGGTTTCACCGCATCTGGAGTTTCAACCGCAACTGCATTCCATACAGGTGCAGAAGGTTCAGCAATCCGTGTTACCACTAGCACGATCTCTGGTCCTTCAACTCTGACTCTGGACCCTGCTGGTGTTGGTGACAACACAGGTACAGTCGTCATTGCTGGTAACCTGCAAGTTGATGGTACTCAGACAATCGTTAACAGCACGTCTGTTACGATCGATGACCTCAACATCATGGTTGCTGACGGTGCTGCTAACGACGCAGCTGCTGATGGTGGTGGTTTCACTGTTCAGTCTGGCGACGGTAACAAGACCTTCCAGTTCGAAGCAACTGGAGACAACTTCGGTTCTTCTGAGAACATCAACCTGGCATCAGGCAAAGTTCTCAAGGTAGCAAACACTGAGATCCTCAGCGCAACTGCACTGAGTCAAAACGTTGTTGTTGCTGCTGCTTCTGTTGACATCGATGGCGCAACCGATATCGGTGGTGCTCTTTCTGATGGAGACGAGTTCCTGGTTGATGACGGCGGTAACGGTACAAACCGTAGAACCGACGCTTCAAGAATCTCTGACTTCGTATTCAACAAGGTCAGCGGAGACGTTGTAATCGCATCTAACGGTGCTGCAACAATCCAAGCAAACTCTGTTGCACTGGGTAGCGATACCACTGGCAACTATGTTGGCGAAGGTGCAGTTTCCGGTAATGGTCTGAGCGGTTCTCTGTCAGCTGAAGGCGGTACTTTCACTGTTACTTCAAACGCAACCGCAGCGAACACAAACAGCACTCTGGTCTTCAGAGACGGATCTGGCAACTTTGCTGCTGGAACCATCACTGCTGCTCTGACTGGTAACGTAACAGGTAACCTGACCGGTGATGTAACCGGCGACGTAACTGGCGATCTGACTGGTAACGTTACAGGTAACGTAACTGGCAACCTGACTGGCGACAGCACAGGTACTCATACTGGTGGTGTAACTGGTCCTCTGACCGGTAACGTTAATGCTGCTTCTGGCATCTCGACGTTCACCAACATGTCTCTGACAGGAACTCTGTCAGATACCAACAGCCAAACCGGTACGGATGGTTACATCCTCAAGACCGTTGGTACAGGTGTATCCTGGGCATCCATCTCCGATGTTCTGCCAACACTGAGAACATCTTCTGTTGTAAACGCAACTGCTGGTCAGACTGCATTCACAACAAACTACAACGTCAACTTCCTTGACGTATACCTTAACGGTGTTAAACTTGCCGCTTCTGAGTTCGTTGCAACCAATGGTACATCTGTAACTCTGAACGAAGCAGCATACCTGGGTGATGTTGTTGAATTCGTTTCATACAACACTACCGCAACTGGTTCTGGAACAGTTAGCAGCCTGAACGATCTGACTGATGTCACGATCTCTTCTCCTGCTTCTGGCAACCTCCTGAACTACAATGGTTCCGAGTGGGTAGTTACTTCTACTCTGAGTGGTATTAGCGCACTTGACGCTACTACAACTGCAACCATTGAAACTGCTGTAAGAGCCGTACCTAACGATTTCAACTCACTGAACATCGCAGGTATTTCAACCTTCGCTGGCATCGTTGATGCTAATGGTGGTGCAAATATCGCTGGTGGTCTGGTTGTATCCGACGTTAACGTATCTGGCGTTGTAACTGCAACTTCATTCGTTGGTGCAGTAACTGGCAACGTAACTGGTAACCTGACTGGTGACGTAACCGGTAACGTAACTGGTGACGTAACAGGTAATGCGGACACCGCAACCACTCTGGCAACTGCTAGAACAATTGCTGGTAACTCATTCGACGGTTCTGCAAACATTACGATTGCAGCACAAGATCTGAGTGACGTTGATCAGAATCTCGCAACTACCGACAGCGTAACCTTCGCTGGAGTCACTGCTCCTCTGACTGGTGACGTAACTGGTAACGTAACTGGTGATCTGACTGGTGACGTAACTGGTAACGTAACTGGTAACCTGACTGGTACTGTTCAGACTGCATCGCAGCCTAACATCACTTCAGTTGGTACTCTGTCCTCACTGACAATCAGTGGTGACCTGACAGTTAATGGTACTACAACTACCATCAACTCTACAACTCTTAGTGTAGATGACAAGAACATCACCCTCGGTGATACTTCTTCTCCATCAGATGCTGGAGCTGACCAGGGTGGCATCACCCTGATGGGCACTACAGATAAGACCTTCATGTGGGTTGACGCGACCGATGCATGGACCTCTTCGGAGCACATGGATCTCGATTCCGGTATGGAGTATCATATCGGCGGAACTTCGGTTCTGAACGCAACCACTCTTGGTTCAGGAGTCATTGATTCTTCCCTCGAAACCGTTGGAACAATTTCTTCGGGTACTTGGCAGGGCACTGCGATTGCTAATGCTTACCTGGCAAACTCCACCATCTCTGGTGTAGCACTGGGTGGTACTCTTGGAACCCTGACTGGTGCAACTTCCGGTACAGGTCTCTCCGGTTCCGTCTCCTATGACGGTTCAGGTAACCAGACCTTCACCGTTACTTCAAACGCAACATCAGCAAACACTGGTGGTGCAATCGTTGCTCGTGACGGATCCGGTAACTTCACCGCAGGAACAGTCACCTGTACTGACCTGAACACAACTTCTGACATCGCTCTGAAGGATAACATCAATGTTATCGACAACGCTCTGGACATGATTTCCAGACTTGACGGTATCACATGGAACTGGAAGGCTGATGGTAGAGCATCTATGGGTGTCTCTGCACAGAACGTTGAGTCTGTCGCTCCTGAACTGGTAGCACAAGGCGACCACAAGTCCGTTAACTACAACGGTCTGGTTGGTGTCCTGATTGCTGCTGTTAAGGAACTCAGCGCAGAAGTCGCAGAACTTAAGAAGTGATTCGTCACTGATTAAGTTTTAACCTCGGGGGCCTTCGGGTCCCCTTTTTTTCTAAATAGATATACGCTAGATAATCTTCATGGCAAAGTGTAAGGAAGGACACTATTACTGTTACACTGATAAAAAGTGTAAACCTATCCCTAAGGGATTTAAGGTGGTGGGTCCTGCTGGAATGCTTCGCAAAGAAAATGGTCACTCAGTAGACGATACTGAAGAGACCAAGAAAAATGGTAATGGTAATGGTGAAAGTGATGTCAGTGAAGCCAACAAAAGTGGTGATTCTTCTTTGCGTGACTGGTTTGGCAAGAGTCGCTCTAGTGATGGCAAGCCTGGCTGGGTTCAGTTGGGTGGAAAGTATGCAGGAAAACCCTGTGCAAAACAACCAGGACAAACCACAAAACCTAAGTGTGGTTCAAGTAAGATGAAACGCAATCTTTCTAAAGATGAGGAAGAGGCAGCGTTCCGTCGCAAAAATCGTAAAGATCCAAATCCAGATAGAAAAGGGAAGGCAATTAACGTGAAGACCGAAGAAACCGTTCTCGAAAAAGCGGGAGAGAAAGACGCTTGTTACCGTAAGGTCAAGTCGCGCTATTCCGTATGGCCTTCTGCATATGCTTCTGGTGCATTGGTAAAGTGCCGTAAAGTTGGTGCTAAGAACTGGGGAAACAAAACCAAGAAAGAAGAGTTTGAATTCTCAGATTGGAGATCAGAATTCAAATTGATTGATGAAGTTGCGACTCCCAAAGAAAGGATGCAGTCTTCCATTGAGAGAAGTAAATCAACTTTGGATATGACTTCGAGTCAGAAAGCTGCATATCATAAAGCAAGAGGTGCAATGATTGCTGCGAAGCAATTGAAAAAAGATGCAGATGAACTGAAAAAAGAAGAGACAGAATGCAACCATACAGAGAAAGGAAAAGAATGTCCTGTCCATAGACAAGATTCTTGCCCATCTCTGGTAAAGGAAGCAGTAAGTCTGCCAAGAAGAACTGGTCAAATCATCAAAGCATATTCCTCATGGAGAGGAAAGACTTATATGACCAAGATGTTCTTCCCACAAACTGGTATCCCTTCTAGAACTGAAGTCGCTGCTCAGATTGAAAAAGTTTATCCTGGATCAAGATTGCTCTCATATATGAAGAGTGATTACGAACCTGGGCAACATTTGCTACATACCGAAGAAGCAGAAGTTGATGCTTCGGTTCAGCAAAGAAAGCAGCAGATTCAGCGTAAGCAGTTAATGATCAACAGGCAGAAACTTCAGTTGCAAACAAAAGCAACTCAGAAGAAGAAGCATGATGACATGTACATGCAAACCGAAGGTGCTGCTTGGACAAAAAAGGCAGGTAAAAGTGAAAAAGGCGGACTCAACGAAAAAGGTAGAAAGTCGTATGAGCGAGAGAACCCAGGAAGCGATCTTAAGGCACCTTCAAAAAAAGTTGGGAACCCTCGTAGAAAGAGCTTTTGTGCGCGAATGAAAGGAATGAAGAAGAAACTCACTTCTTCAAAAACTGCTAACGATCCAGATAGCAGAATCAATAAGTCCCTTAGAGCTTGGAATTGCTGATGAAATCTTTCAATCAATTTTTGTCAGAGTCTATTAATATCTCTGGCGACTTCAATGGAAATCTGTACATGAATTCTCAACCTGAAGAACCACAGCAGGTTGGTGAGAGTTATGCTGCAGATATAATGTGGAATGGTTCACTACATAGATTAGAGTTTACTGCTAATTCTTTACTTTCTAATCAAGAATTATCTGAACAACTTCAAGATGAATATCCTGGTGCAATCGTACAAAATGTATATCCAGCGCAAACTGGCAACGTAAACATAACCAGTTCGAAAAGATATCATCCCGGAAAATTAGACTGGATTTGATATGCCATTTAAAAATTATCTTTGGGATGAAGCATGGGAACTAAATGTTTCTCGTGATAAAGTTCGTGGTGCTTATCACATCGTCAAGTTTGGTGAAAATCTTGATGTTGATGGTAATATGGAAACCATCTGGGATGGTGGTGGATTATATACCTACCTTACATCTGCAGGTGTTCTTACAGTAACAAGCACTGATGGTAATGACTCTGCATCTGGAACTGGTGCAAGGACTGTAACAGTAGAAGGACTTGATGATAATTATAATCAAGTATCCGAAACACTAACAGTTGGTGGTGGTGCTGGTAGTGTTGAGTTTTTCAGAGTATTTCGTGCATTTGTTGCAACATCTGGATCTAGTGGAA